AGTTGGTATTGGAACGACAAGTCCTAGTGTTACAACCCAAATAGCTGTTAGCGATACAACTGCATATTCAGCAAGCACAGTTGATGCTAATCAATTTCAACTTTCTGTAACTAATAGTGGTGCAAGTGGTGTAGCAGGGATTCTTTTCGCCACAGAACCTAGTTCTGGTAATGGTGGACATTGTGGTATTAGAGCTTTATCTACAGGAAGTGGAAATTCTGATCTTACGTTTTCAACAAGAGGAGGTTCAACACAAGCCGAACGGATGCGGATTGATAGTTCGGGGAATGTTGGTATTGGTGCCGATAATCCAAGTTCTTGGAGTTCTTCGGCAAGTAATCTTGTTGTATCAGATACGGCTGGCAATGGTGGAATAACTATTGTTAATGGTACAAGTGGTATCGGTTCAATATTCTTTGCTGATGGTACTAGCTCAAATGCTAGGGGAAGACTGAGGTATCACCATAATAATGATTCACTTACTCTAGCTACAGTAGACACAACAGCCCTAACTATAGATAGCTCACAAAACGCCACGTTTGCTGGAACGGTATCAGACAGCAAAGGCAACCTGCGTTCTATACCTCAACTTAATAAATCAGCTAGTTATACATTAATTGCTTCTGATGCTGGTAAACATATAACTACTAACTCTGGAATAACTGTTAATCCTAATGTTCTATCAGTTGGGGATGCAGTTACAATAGTAAATGCAAGTGGTAGTGATATAACAATTACACAAGGATCTAGTCAGACTATATATAACACTGCTGATGCTTCAACAGGTAATAGAACTTTAGCTGCTAGAGGTATGGCTACTATGTTATTTACAAGTGCTGGTACTTGCTACATCTCAGGTGCAGGGTTGTCATAAATGTACCTACTAACTAACACACACGGAGGTTATTAAACATGTCCATTCAAATGATGCTTTTAGGTGTAGGTGCTAAGAAGAAGACGTATGTGGACGATGTGTTTAGCACTTATTTATTCAAGGCTAACGGTAGTACAGGTCAAACCATCAATAACGGTATAAATTTATCAGGAAAGGGAGGTTTAGTTTGGCACAAAGACCGAGATGCCACTTATAATCATGTCCTATGGGATACCGTAAGAGGTGATGATGTAGTTTTAAGAAGCGATACTGATGCAGCAAATGCTACAGTTACAAACGGGATTACTTTTAACTCAAATGGTTACAGCGTAAATTCTGCTCAAGGTAATGAATCAACAAACGACACATCCTCATGGACATTCCGCAAGGCACCGGGGTTCTTTGATGTTGTTACCTATACCGGAAATGGTACGGCTGGTAGGACTGTTTCACATAATTTAGGCAGTGTTCCCGGTTTTATAGCAATCAAGTGTACCTCTGATGCAGACCATTGGTGCTGTTACCATAAGTCTAGAGGTGGTACGAAATTTATAGCGTTAGATTTGAATTATGCGGAGTCTACTAATTCAAATGGTTTTAATGATACTACTCCTACCTCTACTGAGGTTACATTAGGTGTAAGTGGTAGATGTAATGGAAATGGTAAAACTTATGTAATGTACCTATTTGCAGGAGGTGAAAGCACTGCTGCAACTGCAAGGTCTGTTGAATTTGGTTCAGGTGCTAATGATTTATTACATGTAGGTTCTAGTAGTGATTTAAGTTTTGGAACGGGTGATTTTACTATTGAAGGCTGGTTTAGAGAAGAGACAGAAAGTAATATGGGCCTTTTCCAAATATCCTCATCTTCCGATGGATTTACTCAGTCAGATTTTAGTAACACAATAGCTCTTGGTCATAATTCTGGCGGCTGGAATCCTTATGGAAATGGTCAGACATCAACTCCATCATCGAAACTACACCTTAACTATTCTGAAGGTCAATGGATACATTTTGCTTATACCAGAGAGTCAGGAACAAATAGAATTTTTATAAATGGAGATTTACTTAAAGATTGGTCTAGCAGTTATAATTACACTCACACTTATTTAGCTATAGGTACGCAATATTTGGTAAACAATAGGCTAGATGGAAAGATTTCAAATTTTAGAATTGTAAAAGGAACGGCAGTTTATACATCAGCATTCAAACCACCAACTGAGCCATTAACAAACATAACTAATACCGTTCTTTTATGTTGCAACAATAGCAGCGTCACAGGTGCGACAGTAACGCCTACAACAATAACAACTGAAGGTGGTGGAGGTCTAACAGCATTGACAGATAGCCCCTTCGACGACCCTGCTGCATTTACATTTGGAGACTCAGGATCAGAATCCGTAATATCTACTGGATCGTACGTCGGATCAGGCTCCGCAGGCTTGGAAGTAAACCTCGGATGGGAGCCTCAGTGGTTATTAATTAAACGTAGCAATGACAGTGAAGATTGGATGCTATTTGACAGCATGAGAGGTTTAGTTACAGGTGGAAATGACCTTCTTCTTAGACCTAATGATAATAGTGCTGACACCACTACTATAGATTGGCTTGATCTTACTCCGACTGGATTCAAACTAAAAAGTACTTATAATCATGTTAATAATAACGGTGATACCTACATATATCTAGCAATTCGCCGCAGCGATGGATACGTTGGCAAGCAATACGGTGCAGGTGAAGGAACGAGCGTATTCGCTATGGATACGGGTAGTGGTAATTCTACTATTCCCGCCTTTGATAGTGGATTCCCTGTTGACTTTGCTTTAATGAGACAACCTGCAACCAGTGAAAGTTGGTATACAGGAGCAAGACTTACAGGTGGTAAATATCTAAAAACTGATAGTAGTAGTGCTCAAAATAATGGTATTGAGTCTAACTGGGTATTTGATAGTAATACTGGATGGATTAAGTCGTATTCTGAAAGTTATCAATCATGGATGTGGAAGAGGGGACAGGGTTTTGACTGTATTTGCTTCAAAGGGGACGGGGTTGCAGGTCGCCAAATACGGCATAGTCTCTCGAAATCTCCAGAAATGATATGGCTAAAGACTAGAAGCGTAAGCACTGCTCAAAACTGGATGGTTGGACATAAAGGTTTAAATGGAGGAACTAACCCTTGGGAAAAATATATAAACTTAAATACATCTGGTAGTGAAAATGACTATCCAGTATGGAATGATCAAGCACCTACATCTACACACTTTAGTTTAGGGACTGTGCTTCCTCAAACTAATAATAATAATGAAACTTACATAGCCATGCTCTTCGCCAGCACTGATGTCTCAGCCGTTGGTAGCTATATAGGAACTGGTAGTAGTGGGCTTTCTGTCTCAACAGGATTCCAGCCTAGATTCCTAATTATTAAAAGGGCTGATGCTAGTAGTACTAATTGGTTAGTTTTTGACAGTGTAAGAGGTTTTAGTTCTGGTAATGATTCTGTACTTTATGTAAATACCAGTGGCGCAGCAGTTACTAATACAAATTGGGGAGCATTTACTTCTACAGGTTTTACTATTAACGAAACTTACGCTGAAATAAATAACAATACAGGTAAATATATCTACTACGCCCATGCTTAGTGCTGGCCGAACAGGTCAGGGTTAAATAAACCGGTTGTAACTTAGGTAGGTTGCTTTAACTCATTTACCTATATAATGTACTTACCTATATACTTCCAATGGCAGATTTAAACCAGCTTGTCCAAGAGAGAGCAAATCTAACAAAGAACTACAACGACGCTCTTGAGAGATATCAGAAAGCAGCCGACGCAGAATTGCAGTCTATACAAAAGAAAAGAGTGGATAACCAAAAGCAAATTGACGAGATTTTAAATAACAACGCTGGCATTCCTAATGCTTAAGATCCTCACCTATATCAATACTGCTGCTCTTGTAGTAGCAGTTGGTGGCGGGGGTCTTGCTTACTTTCAGCGTGACAAGATAACAGATGCTTTGCTCAATAAAGTGCAAGAGCAATTGCCGGGTCTTGTTCAAAAAGCATTACCTTCAACCCCAAAACTTCCTAGTAATACCGGC